CTTCTGCTGTATATCGGCGAACTCTGGCACGCTCGAAAGCGATTAGCTTGTTCTCAACCGCTATATTGATAGTCGATGTTTCACCAGACTCGGATATAGTCATAGTGTCCATAAAGCCAGAAAATATAACCGTAGGATCAGCAACTAAGTCACCAGACGCATCAAATGCCCCCAGCAGTACAGTTAGCGGTCTGCCCTGATACTCGTGATCCTTAGCTATCACAACCAAAGATGACTTAACGCCAGTAAGGGTTACGTTCATCCCGCTGGCAGTCATGTCTGCTGTCTCACTTATCGGGCTTATCGCCAGAAGGTCGCCAACGCCAGTATAGGTTTCGCTGTCATAGGCAAGGTCGCCAACACCTGACCACAGGTTTAACTCATTTGGAGTTTCGCCTGAGTCAAACACCATACGCACCAAGAATATAGGGCGTACAACGTCAGCAGTTGATACTGCCTGCATTCCGCTGGACAGTGACCTACTCATAGCGCCTCAACCATAGCAAAGCTAAAGCCCTGCAAGCTGGCTTCGTTAGTTGACCAAGAAACGTCATTAGTTGCCATACGCCAAAGGCTCTTAGGCTGAGTAAAGTCTAGCGCCTGACCTGTAGATATTGTTTCGCGTAAAGGCGGCTGAAACTCTAAAGTTCCTGCGCCTGATGACTTGTCTGCTGTCACCAAGTATAGATAGCTGCCTAGCTGAAAGTATGTGCCTGCTGATACCGCTGTGCTGCCTGCTGAGGTTGTTAACGTCTCTGATCTGATAGCAGTGCTGCCGCTTGTAGTCACGCTGGCTGTATCGGTATGCAATGGGTTGCCGAAAGTAAACGTGCCTTCACGACCCTTTAGTCCAACAATAAAAGCCTCGACTGATCTAGCTTCTGCGTAGGTCAAAGGCGGCAACGTAACCTCTGCCTCCCACCTTGCACCCTGATGGGTATAGACCTGCGTGTCTAAGGTAAAGGGAGATTCAGCCACAGCCACAACACGCTTTAGGCGCATTGACATATTCTGTATGCCGACATTGGGAAAAGATAAAGGCATTTGTTATGCTCCGACCATTGCTCTTGAGAAGTTACCACCGCGCACCCTAGCATCTGCTACAGCGCCTTTAGCGGCCTGCGCTATCTGTGGCATTAGTCCAGCTATCTCGGCTCTTACAGTGCTTTGTATGCCTGTAGTGACGTTTATCGTCTGATTAACAACTACACCTGCACCGCCGCCCATCTGGTTATTGGGAATAATGTTTCCGCTAGAGTTAGGAATAAACAACTCAGGGCCGCGCTCACCAACTAAGTATGGGGATTTGCCTTGTACAGGGCCGCCCAATGCTTTAGGTTGCATAGGGCCAACAAAGTCAGCATGGCCTGCTATATTAGATGTTGACTGACCAAACCCTGCGATTGACTTAGTAATAAACCCAAAGGCAGCATCGACAATGTATTTTTGAATCAGCATCTTAATCAGGCTATCTACAACACTTTTAGCCATAGACTTGATGGCATCTGCAAAGTTAGCTGCGCCTGTTACTCCAGCCGCAAGCGAGTCAGTCAGACCATCTAAACCTTGCTTTGTAAGACTTTGTAGGTTTTCTTCCATAGAGGGCAAGCTATCGCTCCATGACTTAAAGCCTATTTGTATATCACTAACAGACTGCAAAGCAGGAACAAGCGCATTCGGTATTACTTCAGATACGTCTGTTAAAGATTTTTTGAGTTCTTCAAGGTCAGCATTCAAGGCATCTGCCCAGCTTACTTTTCCAATAAGCTGCGTTCCGTTATCTGCGGCTTCATCTCGCAAATCAATAACAGATTGCAATCTGGCCATTAGCTTATCTGTTGCTTCAAGCTGAACAGATACGGGGATATTAGTCTGGTTCTTAACCGCTTCTATCTGCTCTTTTAGTGATTTTATTTCTTCATTGTACTGGCTGACATCTTTAAGACCCACGCCAAACAGGTCTTTTATATTGTTTTTAGTTTTTATTGCTTCATTGTAAAGAACTATAAACCCGTTGGTCATGTCCTCAATACCGCTAAGAGCCGCCTGTATTCCAGTAATCAGATCGACTGCTAATGATCTAGCAAATGCTTCAACACCACCTTTAACCTCAATAGACCGCTGAAGGAAGTCCGTAAACCTCACCACCATCGTTTTTATGGCAGGGGCAAAGGCTGCTACAGTTTGATCTGTAACACCTTTAAATAAGCTCTTGAGCTTAGTCAAAGAGTCAACAGTATCCTCTACACCCTTCGCTGCACTGCTGGACATTGTAAGGCCAAGCAATCTAGCCTCGCCCAACATTTCTTTAAGGCCATCACTGCCTTGAGATAAAGTGTTAACTAGGGCTGCACCCTCGGAGTCGAACAGCTTAAAGGCTAGACGTAGCCTATCAGATTCACTTTCTACCTTTTCAAATGCGTCAGCTAGAACAATCATTCGCTTATCTAGCGGCATTCTGTTTAATTCTTGAGCGTTAATCCCTAGCTCTTTGATAGCTCCCTTAGCCTCACCAGTACCCGCTGCTGCTTCCGCAGTTCTACGGGTAAACCTTTGCAGGGCCATATCCATCGTCTGCGTAGCCACGCCAGTAAGGTCAGCCGCATATCTTAATGCGCCCAGAGCCTCAGTGGTTGTGCCTATTTTTGCAGCAGTCTTTGCTAGGGAGTCAGTAGCTAAAAGGGATTGTCTGATTAGCACCGTGAATGCAGCGCCAGCCAAAGCAGTTTTGAGGTTAAGCACAGAGCCAGCTACAGCCTTAATGCCTCTCGTTGCAGATTTAAAGCCCTTCGCTGTTTTATCAAGCGCACTAATTACTATTTTAAAATTGCTATCAGCCATTGTTCTCGCTCATTATCTGGAAGTAAGCCAGCCACTCGTTAAAGTGACTGACAGGCATTTGCTCTGCTTCTTCTATACTCATATGAAGGCGATCAGCCAAGGACAAAAGATTCATCCGTGATTGATCGCTTCTTAGTTTCCCTCAGCCGCCTCTACAGATTCGATCTGTGCAAACATCTGATTGGCTATCTCACTAATTACATTAGTTTCTTCACCCATCAAATCAATGCGATCCTCAGCAGAGGTAAAGAGCTTACTGCCGCCCTCATCCTCTGCCTTCATAACGATCAAATCCACCATAGCGCCAACTGTGGTGTTGTTAAGGAAGTTGGGGTGCTTCTTCTGCAACTGGTCTAAGTCATAGCAAGTAATGGCCCTGCAATACAGCTTAAACGCTCCAGATTCGTCACCCCACTCAGGCACTGATACTTCTCGCGCCTCAACCTTCCTTCTACTGCGTAACTCTTTAGCTAATCCCATGGTTTAATCCCCTTATGCTGTTGCTTCAGTTACTGCTCCGCTGCACTGGATGGAGAAGCTGGCTTCAACCATTCCGTCAAAAGAACCTGTAATAGAACGTGAAGTCACGATGCCGCCACCAGAGAAATAAGATTCGCCAGTGCCAGTACCCGTTGGATAGATTTCAAAGTCTACCGCAGCTCGCTCATCAAGAATAAGCTGCTGTGCGTCGGCTTCGTCCCAGTAGCACTCGATAGTCACTGTATTGGTTTTTAGACCTTCTTTATAAGATCGTGCGGTATCGCCCATTACACTATCTTCAATGGTATCTGCTGAACCATCAAAAGTGAAAGAACGTACCTCACCCACAACGGCCACAGAGCCGCCAGAAGCTGCGATTTTTACAACACCAGATGCGCCTGTTTTAGTCGCCATGATAATTACCTCTAATTTAAGTTAAGTTGTGCCGCGAGTGTACTGATACAAAACACGGATTGTCATAATAACCCCACCAACGGGGTCAATAGAACCTTCGTCGATCTCGACTCTAGTGATCTGCGTATCTAGCGCATAACCACCACGCAAACGATCAACGTCAAGACCTTCTTCTATTGCTTCGATAATATTGTTGCGGGCTGTATCAATAACAGACCCTTTAACGTAGCAAATCAATTCGTAGTTGATAGTAGCCATACGCTGAGTGATTGACCCACCGATGCTGCTATCTTCTCTATCTTCGTCTGCACTGCGGACAAGTATAGCTGGAAACTGTGCGCTTGATAACTTAGTAAAATCAAACGGCTCTCTGGTTACATACTTAATATCTACTGGCGTTTTGACAGCCTGTAGAGTAGCGACCAAGTTGTTTGCGATGTTCTCTCTTACACTCATTTCAACGCCCTAAAGAATACTTCGCCCAGTTGCTTTTCTTCCCTATCACTAAACCCAAAAAACGGCCTAGTCTTATTATTCATTGCAGCCTTCTTTGACTCTGTAGCTCTAGTAAAGAATATTTCGGCCTGCCTGCTGCTTGCCCTTGAGGTCATTGAGCTTAACATTTGACCTGTGAACTGAAGGTCTGGGTTAGCGCTTCGGCCTCTACTTGCTCTAAATGCTGCATAAATTGGCGTGTACTTTTTGAATGCACCGCCATTAAAGCCAACACCTTTACTGGTGCGGGCTTCGATAATATTAATACCAACCTGAGCAGTGACCGATAGCGCCCTTTTGACACTAGCCGATAGCTCCTTACCTTTCTTGCCTACTCTTTTGGCAATCGCTTTAGCATTGGTATCAATCTTGACCTGCATTATCTGTCTAACCGCTGTCCGACAGGTTGCTTCTCATCGTAGTCAACTGTGCCGTCTCCATCTTCGTCGTAGTCAACGCCATCAGCCAATACAGATTCTAGCTCTTCACCGTATCGCGCCTTGTAGAAGTCAATCATGTTTCCGAATCGGTCGCCTTCTGTCCAGTTAGTTAACTGCGGTAAAGCATAACGCCACAGCACTAGGTAAGCACTTGCCATAGTAAACTGCGTTGCTGTTAGCTTGCTGTTATCCATCTCGCCAGCTATGTTCTTCCTGGGCCACCACTTGATCCGTAGTTCGCGCTGTATATCTGCCTGCGCTTTCGGGTGTTCCAATACAAAAGACTCGATACCTAGATCGAGAATATCGGGAATCAGTTTCAATAAATCTGCATCGCTTGAGTAAGCCATTACCACTTCACCTTGTCTGCCCAGTATGCCGCTGAAGCTGTTTTATCTTTGCGGCCTCTTGCTATGTCTTTAGCAAACCGAGCTTTAAACGACCTGCGTTTAGCCTTGTCTGCTTCCGATTCGTTCTTGCGGGGTGGCTTGTTGTCTGCACCCTTCTGACCGAACCTAATCAGCTTTATCTTGTCGCCCTCTTTAGCCAGTACAGCGTGGCTCTTGCTGTCATGCTTGGGGGTGCGCTTGGGCTTGTTGTAGCCCTCGAACCTTTCTCCGCGATAAGTTATAGCCATATAAACCTCGTAAGAAAGCCCCCTCCGAAGAAGGGGCAGTCAGTCTTACAGTGCAGCGTCAGACAGAATCTCAACACCGAATGCATCGTCAAGCTCGGCAACACCATATACAGCAGTGGCGTTAAGCTCGAAGGCACGCAGAGACTCATCACGCTGAGGCGCAATGTTGAAGTCACGCTTCATAGCGATCATCAGAGCTTCAGGAGCAAATACAGCGCCTTTAGCGTCGTCGTTACCGTCGATAGCTACGTTAGATGACTCGTATACGTTGATGCCAGCGATAGTACCAACATAACCGTTGCGCATTGCTTCGTTCTGCAAGTCGCCACCATTGGGGTTAGCAAAGGTGTTGGTCAGGTTAGCTTTCAGCTGGTATGCCTGATAAGGGTGTACAACAGCGTTGATCACACCAGTTACCTTGTTGGCACGCAGAGTAGCAGCAGCCTTGAACAGATCAGCTACAGTGATTTCAGCGCCAGCAGTGCCGATAGAACCAGAGAAGCCGTCAAACAGGGCAATCAGGTCAGTATCAATCTTAGTGGCAATAGCGTTACCAAGAACGGTACCCAGCTCAACAGCAGGGTTGCCGTCGCCGTAGGTAGCCATGTCAGTCAGCAGAACCTGTGCGCCTACTTCGCCAACAGTTACAGAAACTGAGCTAGTAGATACAGTGGTGCTGGTCATGTCGGTGCCTTCGGTCAAGTCGGCAGCGGCGATTGCTGGGTACTTAGGAACCTGAATGGTCTTACCAGCTTGGGCTTGGATGTTGTACTGAGTTACCAGACCCATCATTAGTGATTGCTCTTCGGCAGTGAAACGAGCCTGAGCGACGATATTGACGAACAGGTCGTCGAGAGTTGTTGAAGTTGTTGCAGCCATGATAATGCCTCTAAATAAAATTAAGTTGTGGTTTGGTGGTTACTTTCGTTTCATAGCAGCAAATGCTTCTTTGCCGCCATCGCTCCAGTTAGCAACCATATCTGCCACAGATTGAGGCTTCTGTGTCGAGCCACCAGCGTTACCCATCGAGCCAGTGCCACCTTGGGAGGCTTTGACCATATGCGGGTTTACTGTCAAGAACTCTGCCACCATCTCATTGACTGATAACAGATCACCGCTGTCATTGTAACGCGGCGTGCCGTTATCGTCTAGCACCTCTACATTGCCGTCATCTGACAGTCGTGTATTGGATTTGAGTAGCTGAGACACTTGAGTTGGGTTTACAGCGTTATTGTTGGAAGCCGCGCCAAGAATCGCTCCATCTACTAGCGTCTGTTGCAGCTTGCTTTTATAGCTCTGTATCTCCATGTCTTTTTTCTCGACCGTTTGCTTCAGGACTTTATCGAACTCCCCGCGCTCTTTCTGCCGCTCTATCTCTGCGGCTTCTTTCTTTGCCAGCAGGTCTTTAGCTTCATCAAGGTCTACGCCAGACAGTCTTTTGTCGAACTTGCGCTGCTCTCTAGCAACACGATCCGCAACGATGCGGTCTAGT